GCAGAAGCTGAAGAACTTGCGTTTGAAATTGTATTGAGTTTAGGATAAAAGAATATGGCAACACTATTTAAAAATAAAGTAGTAAAACAAGTAGGAACACTACCTGTTGACATTTATGAGACTGATGCAAGTACTCGATCAACTGTTATTGGATTAAGTTTAACTAACTTAACTAGTTCGTTCGTATATGTAGATGTTTTAATACAAGACGATACTAGTGTAACAGGATACTATTTAAAAGACACAGTTTTGCCAGCAAACACAGCATTGCGTGTAGTAAACCAAGGTGAAAAATTAATTTTAGCATCAAATAATAAAATACAAGTTCGTGCTAGTGTTGACGATAGTGTTGATGTTGTCATGAGCTTTGTGGAGATTGTATAATGACGTATTATGTAGGTAATAACCCCCAAGACGTTTTAGACGGATTTATTAAAAGATATTTTTACGGACTTCGTAGAAACGAAGATGGTGAGTTATACCTAATTCGTGTAGACCAATTACAAGGTGCAGATAACGTTGCTGTTATTAACGACATTGGTGTATCGGCAAATAACTTTTTAGATTTTGAAGAAGGTATTGACTTTTTAGATGGCATTGATGCTGATAAGAACATTCGATATCCAAACTTAAGATACCCACAAATTAGATGGGACGGTAGATCTTTAGTTTATTACATTGATCCAACAGATGGACAATTTATTATGAGAATTTCGGAAGGATATAATTATCCTGAAAACATTTCTACACCTGGTTATGGCGAAGGCGTAGACGATCAGGTGAAAAAATAAGGGATAGAAAATGGCAGAGTTTAAGTTAGACAAATTTAAATATATATGGAGAGGTGATTGGACACCTTCTACTGAATATCTACGTGACGACATTGTTAGAGTAAACGGTAAAAGTTATGTTTGTATTGTAACTCATACTTCAACCGGTGCCTTCCAAAACGAATTAGAAGCAACTCTGCCAGGATCAAATCCACCACAACCATATCCACATTGGATAGTAATGACCAGTGGCAAAACTTTTATAGGTATTTGGACACAAGGAACAGCATATAACTTAGGCGATATTGTAATATTTAACGGTACACTTTATCTATGTACTGATTCTCACTTTGCAGGAAGTTTTTCAAGTGAAATAGGTTATTGGGAAATCTTTGCAATAGGGCAAAAGTTTGTTGGTGATTGGCAAAGTGGAACAACTTATGCCAAAGGCGGCATTGTAAAATATAATGGTAATGTTTATCAGTGTAAAAATGCTCACAGCGCAGGCGGAACTTTAGAAAATAATATTAACGATTGGGAATTATTTAAAGAAGGCATAGAATATAAAAGTGATTGGATAGCTGGAGATAATTATCGCAAAAATGATTTAGTACGTTATGGTGCAAACATTTATCGTTGTACAGAAACACATACTGCTAACACTTTAGTTTTAGATTTAACAAAATTTCAATTAGAGTTTCCGGGCACTCAAGCAAACTTATTAGTTTGGGACTCTGAAACAGACTATCAAGAAGGTGATGTTGTACGCTACGGTGGCTATGTTTACTTTGCAACAGCAAACAATAAAGATGTTGACCCAAGTAGAAGTGCAGGAGATAGTACAACTGCTTGGGAAATACTGGCAAAAAATTCTAGTTTTGCAGGAGAATATGTATACGGTTCACGATATAAAACAGGTGAACTAGTATTAAGAGGCGGCTACCTTTACAGAGCATTAAAAGACGTTAATATATCTGACGGAAGCGATAGTACTTTAGATTATTTAGACGACAGTCAGTGGGAATTAGTTGCTACAGGTAATAAATGGTCAGAAAACTGGGAACAAGGTTCTCAATTTGCTGTAGGCGAAGTAGTATATTACAAAGGTAGTGCTTACAAATGTACATACGAACATGTTGCTACTATGGACAATGCTCCTGATAACGGAAGCGGCTATGATTTTTGGGATTTAGCAATTCAAGCAGGTCGTCCAGCAGGAATGCAGACTAAAGCAGATCTACTTACTTATGGAACAACATCAGACGGAAGTTCATTAGGAGACATTGCATTAGGAATTGGTGACAAAACACAATCATTGTCTGTAACAGAAGATTATGAAGCATTTTGGAGAAACTTTGCATATGATGCAGAAGCAGTTTATGTTTCAACTAAAGGTGACGATGTAGACGGAACAGGATTAGGATGGAAAAACGCATTTAGAACTATTAGACATGCATGTGAATATATTGAAGATACATTCCCTGCAGGAACACCTGCTAAAATTTTTGTAGCAGCAGGAAGATTTGAAGAAGTTGGACCTATTGTAGTTCCAGCAGGAACTGTTGTTATGGGAGATGAACTACGTGCAACTACTATTGTTGCTACTCCTGCTATTAATGAATATACAAATAACTATCAATATACTAAACAGCTTGATGTATATATTAGTGAATTTATTTTAGATATTATCTCAAACGTAAGAATTGAAAAACATCCAAATAACCCAGCAACTCAAACACTTGTTGGTGTTGCATCTGACCAACCTACTGCACAAGTTATATTAGACTTAATAGATCAATACGAAGAATTTATTGAATTTAGATTGCCATCTGAAAATGGCACTGTAGATCCTGTAGAATACGGAACTAATATACTAGCAACAGATACTGCAAGAATAGCAGCTTATCAACAGTTGTTTGCAAACAAAAAATTTATTGCAGAAGAAGTTTATGCAAGATTAGTTGAAAACAATCCAACAATAACATTTACAAAACGTTATCAAATGGCAGATGTGCAAGCGATGATTAGAGGTATAGCATATGATTTAAAATATGAAGGAAATCATAGAACATTATATGCAGCAAGACGTTATGCTAACTCAGCACTTGGATCTCAATTAGATGACTTATTCCGTATGAGAGACACAACCGGTTTAAGAAGTTGTACTACCGAAGGATTAACAGGTACACTTAACCCTCCGGGTGTATTTGATTTGTATCAAAGACCTACAGGTGGTGCTCTTGTAGCACTTGATCCGGGTTGGGGTCCAGACGACGAGCGTACATGGATTGTAAACAGATCGCCATATATGCAAGGTGTAACTAACTTTGGTACTGCTTGCTCGGGTTGTAAAATTGACGGTAACCTACATAACGGCGGTTTACGTTCAATGGTTGCAAACGACTTTACACAAGTTTTAAGTGACGGTGTTGGTGCGTGGGTATTAAACAATGCAAGATGCGAACTTGTATCGGTGTTTACATATTATTGTTCTGTAGGATACCTTGCAGAATCAGGTGGTGTTATACGTGCTACAAATGGTAACAACTCATATGGTAGATTTGGTAGCATTTCAGCAGGCGGTGACCCTACCGAAACACCTCAGTCTTGTACACTAATGAATAGAAACAACGAAGCACAAGTTGAAGCAGTATTTTCAGGTTTAAGCGACGACAGAATTTTAGCATTTGAATATTCAAATACAGGTGAAAACTATACAACTGCTACTGCATCAGTAGTAGGTGCTGGCGCTCAAGATGAAACAGAGTTTACAGACTTTAGAGATGGTGCATTGTTTAATGCTCGATTAATTAATACTTCAGGATCAGGTAGAGAAGGTGGTAGTAACTACCTAACAAGACAGGGTTATGCACAAGATACTCCAGATGCATCTTCAAGTATTATTATTTCACAATCAGATGACACACAATTCCTTTCAGAAATTCAAGGAATGAGAATTATTATTCTTTCAGGTACAGGAGCAGGTCAATACGGTTATGTTACAAACTATAATGCAGTGTCAAGGGTAGTAACTGTTGCTAAAGACAGCGATGGTACTCCAGGATGGGATCATATTGTTCCAGGCTATCCTTTAGAAGCAACATTTGATCCAACTACAAATTACAGATTTGAACCAAGGGTTATAGCAAATCATCCAGGATACTCTAGTGAAAATAAAACTATTGTAGATAAAACATTTGTATCAGCAGCATTTGGTGGTACTTCTGCATTATATAATGGACTTATTGGACAAACAGGTACAGGCGAAACATTTGGACTTGATCCAATTAATTCAACATGGCGTGTTAATAGAGAAGGACCTACTTACACTGTAACTGCTATAAATCCAGGAGCAGGATATGCAGTAGGGGATAGTATTACACTAGATGGTGCTAATTTAGGCGGAGCGTCAGGAACAAATGATATTATAATTACAGTAACAGCAGTAACAGACGACAGCTCGAACAGTATTGATGCGTTTACATATACTGGTACACCAATTGGAGGACTTTTTGTAGCTATTGATAATAAATCTACGTTATCATTCAGTGCAGATGGCGAAGTATGGCAAAATGCTAATTTAAGTTTTGATGCAGGCGCAGACAATTACATTAAGGTATTAGCAGAAGATAACAAGTTCTTAGCATTTGCATCTGGATTAAACACTTACAGCTATTCATTAACTGCTGAAACGTGGACTACTAGAAGTTTACCTATAACAAGAGAATGGTCAGATGCAGCATATGGTAAAAATACATTTGTATTAGTAGGAACTAACTCAGCCGAAGCACTTTATAGTACAGACGGCGGCCTTTCATTTACACAAACTGCAATGCCGCAATCAGATGATTGGGCAGTTGTTGCTTACGGTCAAGGAACATTTGTTGCTGTAACAAGTGGTGCAACACAAGATGTTGCAACATCAGACGATGGTATTACTTGGACATTGCAAAACGCTGTTCTTCCAGCAGCAAATACAGCATGGATAAGATTGCTTTATGGTAAAAATAGATTTGTTGCTATTGCAGAAGACGGAACTACAGCATATTCGTTAGACAAAGGTGTAACCTGGACAGCTGGCGGTAGTGCTAGTGATAGCGGAGCGTTTAATGTTAAAAACGGAATTTATGCACAAGGTGTATTCTTTAGTATTGGTTGGGCTTCTCAAGTAGTTGCAGGAGGTATTGTTCTTGAAGGACACGACGAATGTGTTACTTCTGAAGATGGAATTAATTGGACAACAAGAACTCTTAATTTATCGTATAAATGGCAAGCTATTGCTCAAGCACGTATTAATAACGAATCGTTGTTTGTAGTATTAGCACAAAATGCAACTGGCGGATTACAGCATGTTAAAACAGGTTGTCAAGCAAAATTAAGAGCGCAAATTGGTCAAGGTGCGTTTACAAATATGTTAATATGGGATCCAGGTAGTGGTTATGACGAAGTTGACAATCCTATGGTATTAACAGTAACAGATAACCAATTTGTTTCAGAAGTTGAAACTGATAACAGAATTGGCAACGGAGTAATAGCACAGCCAGACTTTGTAAGTAGAGGCGGCGGCTATCGTGTAACAAGTACAACAGTTACAATTAGTGGTGACGGATATGCAGATATTATTCCTGAAGAAGGATATCTAACACTAGCAGGGGTAACAACAATTCCTGGACCAGGTGTTCAAATTAGGATTGATACTGTACTAGACGAAGAAACAGCAGATCCAGACGATTTAAAACTTTTTGCAGGTATTGAAATTGAAGATTTAGGAGATGATGGCACTGGAAATGGTACAAGACTTGTACAGTTTAGAGTTTCACCTAGACTACGAAATGAATATAACTTAGAACACGGAACCGCAGTAACACTAAGAAGTCGTTACAGTCAATGTCGTATTTCGGGACATGACTTCCTAGACGTTGGTACAGGAAACTTTGAATCAACAAACTATCCTGACATTTATGCAGGGGGTAACTATTTTGTAGCAGCACCTGAGAACGAAGTGCTAGAACAAGACGGCGGACGAGTATTTTATGTAAGTACAGACCAAGATGGTAACTTTAGAACTGGTGAACTGTTTTCAGTACAACAGGCAACAGGTATTGTTACTATTAGTGCTGATTACTTTGACTTAGACGGTTTGAGCGAACTAGCACTAGGTGGAGTTCGATTAGGCGGTTCAGGAACAGTAATTAGAGAATTTTCAACAGATCCAACATTTGCTGAAGATTCAAATAACGTTGTGCCAACACAAAGAGCTATTGCATCATTCCTTGCAGATAGATTAAGTGTTGGTGGTGAAAACCTTGAAACAAACGCAGTCCAGGCAGGACAGGTTAAAATTGGTACTATTGATAATATTATTGATAGTGCATCAGATGGGTATATTAATTTTCCAGTTGATGTAGACATTTTTGGAACTTATACTGAGGAAGACGAATTTGGTATTGAAACAACTAAACCAGTTGCAGTTCAAGGAACAATTTACTTGATGCAACAATTAATGAAAGGTCCAGATGAGTCAGTGCAATAAAATGCACAGATAACGGCAATGGATAAATACAGTAACTTGGAGTTAAAGACAAATGGCAGAGTTTAAACTAGGTAGAATTAGATTTGTTTGGAAGGGTGATTGGACCGCTTCTACAACATATTATCAAGATGACGTTGTAAGCGTTGGTGGTAAGACGTACATATGTACTATTGGACATAGTAGTTCAGCAGACTTTTATTCAGATTTTGATATTGTACCACCAAAATGGAATTTGGTAGCAGACGGTCAAGCATGGAGAGGCAACTGGTCACCAAATACAGAATACATTTATAATGATATTGTAAAATATGGATCAGGTTTATACATTTGTAATACTATTCATACATCTGCCAATACAACAGGAACAGGTTCTTATACTGTAACTGTAGATACAAATGCCCAAAGTCCATTTAATAATGTATTTGTTTTAGACGGAACCCAATATCCTAAACTACAATTTATTGCAGGTTACACATATACATTTAATCAAGATGATGCGTCAAACGATACTCATCCATTACTGTTTAGTGAAACACAACACGGTATTCACAACGGTGGAACAGAATACACAACAGGTGTAACTTATTACCTAGATGGTTCTGCTGTTGCTGACAGCACAGCATACGTAGCAGGCTTTGATGCAGCAACTACAAGAGAAGTTAGAATTGCAGTAACTGGCGCAACACCAGATCCTTTATACTATTACTGTGCAAATCATAACAACATGGCAGTTGATGCTGATATTGATATTTCACTTGTTGGTCTTGAAACAGATGCAGAAAAATGGGATACATTTGGCGAAGGATTATCTTGGAAGGGTGATTGGACAACTAGTTTTGGCTATAAATTAAATGATATTGTTAAGTACGGTGGTACAACATATGTTTGTAACACTGCACACACATCAGCAAATTCTCTATCATTAGGACTTGAAAACGACCAATCTAAATGGGATTATCTAAACCAAGGTTTAGACTATAAGTCACAATGGGTTACTGGAACAAGATATAAAGTTAATGACGTTGTACGTTATGGTGCAAGTTTATGGATTTCAACTGCTTCTCATACAGCAGCTACATCGTTTGGTAGTGATAGTGCTAACTGGGAAAAGTTTGTAGAAGGATTCCAGTACGAAGGCGAATGGGACGCTTATGCAGATTATCAACCAGGCGATATTGTACAGTATGGCGGTTATCAGTATATTGCAAAAACAGATCACAGCGGAGAATTTCCTTCAACAAGTACAGCAAACTGGGATCTATTTACAGAAGGCTTCCGTTTCTTAGATGACTGGGCAGCAGACAGTTCAAACCAAGACTATAGAGTAGGTGATGTTGTACGTTATGGTGGTTATACTTATATTTGTATTCAAGATCACAATAACCAAGAACCACCAAATGCAACTTACTGGAAAAAATTTACTTCAGGTTTGAACTGGAGAGGTGCTTGGTTAGACGATCAACAATATTTTGATGGTGACATTGTACGTTACGGTGATAACTCATACATTTGTATTTTAGGACATATTTCAGAAGGTGATGATTATTCATCACTAGGTGGCGCACAAAATTCTCGCCCAGACTTAGACTTAACTGGTACCTACTGGCAGGTTGTTGCTGTTGGTACAGAACAATCTGTATTAACAACAAAAGGTGACTTAGTTTACTATAGCGGTTCAGCACCAGCGAGATTGCCAATTGGACAAGATGGCCAAATTTTAACAGTCAATGCTGAAGGACTTCCTAACTGGGAGTTCATTGGTGATACCGACGATGTTTACTATGTTGCAGGACACGGTAAAGATAACCCTGCACCAATTTATGGTAAAACAATCGATCGTCCTTGGAAATCAATACGTTATGCTACACAACAAATTGAAAGAGGAACAAAAAATCCTAATGCAGCAAAACTACTAGAAATTAACAGAAGATTTATTCAACGTGAAATTGTTGAATGGACAGATTATCAAATTGCTAATGCTGGCGTTGGTAGCATGTGGGAAAACTTAGACTATGATAGTTCAATGTGTGAAAGAGACATGGGCTATATTGTTGACGCACTTATTTGGGATATCAAACACGGTGGCAACGAGTATTCATGGGACGCTGCATATTCATATGTAGACACAGGATCGGCACTTTATACATTAGGACAAGAAGATCAAACTATTGCATCAATTAACTATGGTTTATCAGTTATTGAAAATGTACTTAATCAAACAGCACCTAGTGTTAACTATCAAACTACAAACGGTGATAATTCAACTGCGGTTGTAGCACAATGGTTTGATGCTAACATTTCTGCAGAAGATGTAATTTCGCACATTACAGAAAATGTAGGCATTATTACAGATACTATTGCTGAAGGCAATGAAAGAAGTATGCCTAAGAAATTAGTACCAACTACACTTGTTAAAGTTTCTACTGGATACTACAACGAAGTACTTCCAATTATTGTTCCAGCAGAGTGTTGTATTATGGGCGATGAACTTCGTGCAACAAACGTACAGCCTAGAAAGCAAGGCAACGGCACTTTAACACCAAGAAAAGATGTTCCATTCAGTTTCAAAGCACTTGAAAGAATGGAAGAAATTGTTGGTGACATTGTTGAAGGCGTTGCAGTTACAGCAACAAGCGGAAATGTTGAACTACAAGATCAAACATGGCCTTATGCAGAAACTGACGTAGTTGGACCACAAGTACAAAAATTAGCACGTACAGTACGTAGACAAATTGATAGTTCAATTGGTGATAAAATTGAAGCAATTTATACTCCTGCATACGAGTTATCTGATGCTAACTATGGTTATTCAAGAGACTTGTTCTTACTTAACAAGCCATTCATTAAAGCAGAGATTGAAGCATATCTAGCAGATCAATATCCAGATTTAATGTACAGCAAAACTAGATGTCTTAAAGATGTTGGATTAATTTTGGATGCTGTCGCTTACGACTTGACATATGGCGGCAACTGGATGAGTGTTGAAACAGGTAAAGCATATTTTAACGGTGCTTCTGGCAATTTACAAATTGACAGTGCAGAAAAAGCAGCAACACTTGCATCATACGCATATCTAAAAGAATTAATGCAAACAACAGGACGTAATATTACTGTTAATCCAACTTATCAAACTCCGTCAACAAACGGCGATGTATCTACAGTACCTGTTCCACAGGTTGCAGGTACAGGTGGCTCAATAGCAGTTTCAACTACTATTGGCGATTTAATGGATGATATTATTACTACTATTGATTTAGGTTATGCAAGTGCTCCAGCAATTACATATCCAACAATATCAACTGATTCAGATGCATATGTATTACAAACAGCAGTTAATGCCGATAAGTCAACAATTCAAACAGGAACAATTGACTTTATTAGTAAAAACTTTGGTAGTTTCCGTTATAATAGTGCAATATGTCGTAGAGACTTAACAAACATTATAACTGATATTGCATATGATGTTGCACTAGGTACAAACTATAATGGTGTGTTCTCAGGACTTGCTTATCAACGTCCTACAAATGCATACAACTTAACAGGGCAACGTAAAGAAACAATTGGTGCTTTACGTTATGCAAGAGATCAGCTACAAGCTGATATTACAGATGCAACAGCAGAAGCACGTAGTGATGCAGCATTTAATGAAATTGTTGATATTATTGAAAACGGATCTGCCGCAGCAGATACACTAAGTTATCCTGTACCAAGTTCGCTTCCAACTGCAAATGCAGACGATGCTTTTAATAACTTAGAAGCAAACAAGGCATTTATTGAAGCTGAAATTACTGCATGGATTGATGATCAAGTATTAGAAAATACTACAACTAATCCAGATCCAAACAGTATTTGGTTTAACTTTACATATAATTCAACAAAGTGTGCTAGAGATGTAGGCTTTATTGTTGAAGCAATGAAATATGATATTCTTTATGGTGGTACAATGTCTACTACACGTATTGCTGAATCATATTTTGGAATTTATGGCGACTCTTACCCAGCAGATCAAACAGCACAAACTGCCGCAGCATATGATAGGCTTGCAACAGTTTTAGATCAGATTGCAAGAGAAGTTCTTGTTACAACATCATCTGGTAATGCTGAAACACAAACACAGTCAGGTAGTCCAGCTACGTCAACTGAAGGCAACATTTTACTTGCAAACATGCAAATTATTGAAGACGTCCTTACAGCAGGAAACACTAATAGCATGCCAGCAGCGACATATCCAAATCTTGCTTCTCTAGGAGTAAGTGCTACACTACAAACTGAAAAAACTGCTATTGATAATGCAAAAGCACAAACAATTCTTGATGTAGTACAATATATTAGTGATACATATAATGACTTTAATTATAATCATGCTAAATGTTCAAGAGATGTTGGATTAATTATTGATGCAGCAGTTTATGATTATGCGATGAATACAAACTTTGCAGGTATGTTTGCAGCTCATTCATATTTGAGAGCTCCAAGCAGTAATGTAGTAAGCGATCAAAAGACTGCAAGTATTGCAGCATTTGAATATGCAAAGGTACAAGTACTTAATGCTATTGATGGTAACGCAACTGCTAAAGGCATTAATGCAATTAATAATACTTGGGATTGGATCGACGATACTATCTTTAATGCAACTCCAGAAGGCAGTAACAAAGGTGTTGCTGATCAGGAAGTCTGGAATGCAATTAGAATGATTGAACTAAACAAAGACTTTATGGTCTCTGAAGTTCAAAAATATGTTGATGAATGGTTTACTGTAGGCGTTTCAAACTCTACAGCAGGAACAAACGAACTTACAGTTTCTGATACTACTTGGATGGAACAAAACCAAGCAATTAGATTTGTTAATTTAGATGACTCTGCAGATGCAATTACTAATGCAGGATTAGCTTCTGGAACTACATATTATGTTAAAGATATTACTTCAGATACAACATTAACAATTTCTGCTACACCAGGTGGAACAGCAGTTTCATTAACTGGAGAAGATTTTATTACATCAGATGTTGATACAGGAAAACTTCGTGTAGATATTGAAGAAATAGTTGAAGGTGTAGTATACGATTCTTATTTTAACACAAACTATAACGCTGTAACATTAGGTTTAGACTTTGTAACTGGTGATAATGCTACACAAACTAGCAATGCTTCAACTGAAATACTCGCAGGTATTAGTAAAGCAAAAGCAGAAACAGCAGCATTGAAAGCCATAAGAACAGGTAATAGTGGAACTTGGTTAACAAGAGCAAATGCTGCATTCGACGAGGTAACTGATATTGTTACTAACGGCTCCGGCAACGCAAATGCATATTCATATACTGGCTTAACTAATGCAGCACTTCAAGTAAGAGCTAATAACTCATTTATAGTTGGAGAAGTATTAGAGTGGTTAAATCAAAACTACAATGCAATTTACACTACTATGGACACTGCTCAGTTTACAACAGAAATTGGATACGTTGTAGAAGCACTAGCATATGACTTAACATATGGAGGAAATAGTGCATCTTGGAGACTTGCAAATAGATATTTTGTAGGAAATGCGTTTATTTCTAACTTAGACAATAATAGAACAGCTGGTAACCTTGCATTTAACTACTTACAATCATTTATTGATAACATTGTACTAGATGACTCAGCAAGTTGGACTCAGTTAAGTGGTGGACTTCAGGATACTTCAAACGCTGCTGGTTCAGCAGCTGATGCAACTAAAGCACAAACACTTGTAGGAATTTTTGAATCAGCAGCTGGTAGCGGTAACAATTCAAGTTTTCCAAGTAAAACATATCCAACAAGTAACATTGGTGCAGCTGGTATAGATAAAATTGCACCTGCATTAGATAAAGCAAAACTAATTGCAAATAGAACTGTTCGTTATGTTGACAAAACATATAGTTCAATGTTTAGTTTAGAAGCAGATTATGATTATAATTTACAATTATGCACAAGAGATTTAAATGAAATTATCTTTGGTATGAAATGGGATCTAAACTATCCACAACAATGGAAACGTGCATACACAGATAGCATAACATTATATCGTCCAGGTTGCTATAGAACAAAACTAGCAGCACGTTGGTATGTAAATGCTGTTTTAGGATCGCAAGAAGAAGATTTCTACTACATGCGTAACGGTACAGGACTAAGACTACAGACACTAGACGGATTAAAAGGTGATCTAGGTCCTGCAAACGCATATGGAACAAGACGTCCAACAGCGGGTGCTTATAGTTCACTAGATCCAGGTTGGGGTCCAAATGATACTCGTGTATGGATTACTTCGCGTTCTCCATACATGCAGAACTGTACATGTTTTGGTTATGGTGCAATTGGTCAGAAAATTGACGGTGCATTGCACAACGGCGGTAACGACTCTATGGTATCAAACGACTTCACTCAGTTAATTAGTGATGGTATTGGTGCTTGGATTACTAACAATGGTAGAGCAGAACTTGTGTCAGTGTTTACATATTACTCACACGTTGGTTATCTAGCAGAAAACGGTGGACGTATACGTGCTACTAACGGTAACAACTCTTATGGCACATTTGGATCAGTAGCAGAAGGCACCGATCCAGAAGAAACTCCAGTAACTGGTGTTGTTGATAACAAGTTCCAGTATAATGCAACTATTGCAATAGTTAATACTGATGCTGATGAACTTTTAAATGTTGAATTCAACCATGCTGGTAATGAATATACTGAAGCAGAAATTGAGTTCTTTGGTCCAGGCGATAATGAAATTGTTCTTTCAGATGAATTCCGTGATGGCGCAACATATCAAGTACAAGTTGATGAAACTCCAAATGTTACTCAAGGTGGTACAGGTTACTTAAACGTATCAAACACTGCGCAGGTTGGTAGTGCAACAGGACTTACAATTTCTGCTACAGACGGTAACATTTCAACTGCATACCCGGGCATGAGAGTTCAAATTACTGGCGGTGCTGGTGTTGGTCTATATGGTATTATTGATACTTACAACGCTGGATCAAAAGCATTAACAGTTATTAGAGAATCAGACGGAGCAGCAGGATGGGATCATGTTGTTCCAGGATGGCCTTGGGAAGCACCAAACTCAACTTCAACTTATGAAATTGAAGCATATGTAGATTTTACTGCTCCAGCTAAAACAAGCGGAGCATCAACTCTACCAACTACAACAACATGGCATGCAAATAAGTGGATTCAAACAGCGGGCGAATACACAAACGTAGCGTCTGAAACAGAATCAGACGGTTTTGGCGCAACTTTTGATGTTATAAGAAATGGCAGCAAATACTATGTTACAATTAATGCAGCAGGTAGTGACTATTTACGTTTAGATACAGTAACTATTAAAGGTTCTAACTTAGACGGGGTAGATACTACTCATGATATTACAGTAACAATTACATCATTAGATGCAAATGGCGGAATTGTTGACTTTGACTTTACTGGTCATGGTAGAGCAGGATTCTTCCTAGCAGTTGGTGATAGCAGTAATGGCGCTAAGAGTTATGATGGTATTAACTGGACAGCACAAAATGTTACAGCACCAAGTGCAGGTAACTGGTCAGATATTGCCACAGGACTACTAGATGATGGATCAACAACATTCCATCCAATGGGAACAATTATTGTTGCTGACGGATCAGGAAGTATTGTAAGAACATCAGACGGTGATACTTGGACAGCAGGTTCACTTCCTGGAGCATTAAGCAGTGCAGGCGAAAATTCAATTGCATTTGGTAATGTATCATCCGGTGTTAACAGATTTGTTGTAATTAGTGATGCTGATCAAGATATTGCATACTCAGATGACGGTGGTCAAAACTGGACCTTACAATCATCTGCATTAAGTGCAATTGGGTTTGACAGTATAACATATGGTAAAGGTTTGTATGTTGCTGCAAGAACTGGAACAACAAGTGTTGCTTACTCAGACAATGGTGTTGTTTGGCAAGATACAACACTACCAGGCACAATCGCTGGAAATGTTACTTGGGGTAATGGAAGATTTGTTGTAATTGGTGGAACAAATGGTGTAATGTATTCATTAGACGGTGTTAACTGGTACAATCCTACAATTCCAGGAGCAGGAAATTTAACACTTCCATTAACTGCAACAGAAAGACAAGTTGCATACGGACAAGGCGTGTTTGTAATTACTTCAGACGACACTGACGAAATTCAGTATTCAGAAGATGGATTGTACTGGCAAGCATATACACTAACAGGCGGTGCAGTTACCGGTGGCTTTAACGCAGTTGCGTTTGGTAATCCAGAAAAAGCAGGTGTGTTTAGCATACTTCCTAATGCTAGTGGCACAGGAGCAAGATATGCTAACATTGGTGCTACTACTAAAGCAAGAGCAGGTATTGCAAATGAGCAAATATTTGAGTTTAGAATTTACGAACCAGGTTCAGGATATACAAGCGCACCTACAATTACTATTACAGATCCTAACAACATTGAAGATGTAACTCCTGTTGTTAGAATAGGTAACGGAGCACTTGCTAACCCAACCTTTATACATAGAGGTAGCGGTTATACATCATCAACTGCTTCTTTAAATGTATTAGCAAGTAATGGTAGTGCTGACTTTAACCAGTATGGCGCATATATTGCAGTAAGACAGTTAACTTCAAGACCAGTTCCAGGATCAAACGTTATATTTGACAGTTTACCAGGACAGTTCTTTAAGTTGGTTAGTACAGTATCCTTTATTGGTTCAAATGATGGATCTTATACTGCATTCTTACAAATATCACCAAGTATGACAGTTACTGATGCTCCAGTAGATGGTGACCCAGTAACAATGCGTATTAGATTCTCGCAAGTACGTCTAACAGGACACGACTTCCTAGACATTGGTACAGGTAACTTTGTAGATACTAATTATCCAGGAGTTCCGGTTAACGATCCTGTACAGTCAAACGAAACTGTAGACTCAGACGGCGGACGAGTGTTCTATACTGCTACTGACCAAGATGGTAACTTTAGAGTTGGTGATTTGTTCCAAGTTGAACAGGCAACTGGTGTTGCTACATTGAACGCTGAAGCATTTAACATTGCAGGTCTACAAGAACTTACACTGGGCGAAGTTACACTAGGTGGTAACTCAGCAAGTATTACTGAATTTAGTACAGACCCGTTCTTTACTGCAAACAGTGATACTATTGTTCCAACTCAACGTGCAATTAAAGCATACATTGAATCACAAATTGGTGGTGGTGGTGCTACACTAGTTGTTAACAGTGTTACAGCAGGTGATATTTTTATAGGCGGTACACAAATTACAACAGTAAGTGGTTCACCAATTAACATCAGAGCAAATGTAGTGTTTAGTGGAACAGTACTAGGATATCCTTTAGCATGGAATTACTTCCAGCGATAAGGGGAATGGATAAATATTAATAGATAATGTTGAAACATCTAGCATATAACAGGAGATTTAAAAAATGGCAAACGGAGTATTAGGATCAGCGGATCTAGCAGCAGCAACGTATACTGAAATATACGACTGTCCTAATGATAACTTCGCAGTAGTATCGGTGAATTTTTGTAATAAAAACTCATCTTCAGTGACTGTAAGGTTAGCATTAGCAAAACCAGGACAAGCATTACCACAAGGCGACGATTACTTAGAATATGAAACAGAAATTCTACCAAACGGCGTACTTGAAAGAACTGGTATTGTTCTAGAAGCAGATAGAAAAGTATTTGCTCGTTCATCAGATGCAAATACAACATGTGTTGTATATGGCATTGAAACATCGACAGCATAAGGAATAAACTATGGCTAGAAAAGTATCAACAGGTAAAGTAGGTAGACCGATATTAGGTCAAATTGTTGTTGAAGATAATTCAATTTCCGGCATCATTGCTAACGCAGATGTTGTGTTAGAACCAAATGGTACTGGTATTGTTAAATCGACAGCATCAATGCAAGTCAACGACGGTAATGAATTAAGATTAGCAGATTCAGATAGTACAAATTATGTTGCACTTAAATCTCCGGCAGCAGTTACTAACAATGTATCTTTTACATTACCAGGAGCAGACGGAACTAATGGGTACGTTTTAAGTACAAACGGTTCGGGTGCATTAAGTTGGACACAAAAGACGCTTGCACTAGCAAGTGATACAGCAAGTGGAAATGTTGGAGTATTGCTTTCAAGTGAAACTGGAAGTACTCTTTCTAGCGTTAAGTATTCAAGTAGAATTCAATTTGCTCCTAACACAGGTAATTTAACTATTACTGGCGGGTTAAGTGCAGCCTCAGGTACTTTTACTGGAGCAGTTAGTGCTGCATCATTTAGTACAACAGGCGGTGCAAGTTTTGGTGCAAATATTACTATTACAGGAACATTAAGTGCAGCATCTGTTACTACAACCGGCGACATTACAGCTGGCGGTGACGTTATTTCAAACTCAGACGTAAGATTGAAATCTAATATTACAGATATTAAAGATGCACTATCAAAAGTTTTAAGACTAAAAGGCAAGCAGTATACAATGAATGGTAGAGATAACCAAATTGGTTTAATTGCTCAAGACGTTGAAGAAGTATTACCACAAATGGTACATACACAAAAAGACGAAATGGGTACTAAAGCAATTAACTATCAAAACATGGTTGCACTATTAGTTGAAGCAGTAAAAGATTTACAAGCAGAAATAAACGAACTAAAAGGATTGAAGGGGACTGCATAAATGGCATTCTACATCGGAACCCAAGAAGTTACAGCAGTACCGGCAGGTAGCGATGCAACTCGCGGTGCTGAACTTATGGCAGATGGTGAAGGTTCAGCATTTTGGGGCTACATGGGCGGCGGATCACTAGGCATAGGTCAAGTTGATAACAATGCTTGGAGATATCGTTCCATTTACACGCATGGATATCTAGCAGCAGGCTATAAAGGATCTAATCCATGGCGTAGTGTAAACAAAACTTGGCATTTAACCGATACAACACTTTACTGTGGTGAACAATTATCATTTACTCAAGCATACACAGATGGTAACTATAGTGACTTTTATGGTTATATTGTATCTGGTGGTGGCTTTAGTGGCGCAACAGCAAATATTTCGAGTTATAGTCTAGCAAACGGAAGTATACGTATGTTTACTGCTGATGGATTTTCATCTAGTGGTATTAGTTATGGATACGTAGGCAATGATCCAAAGAACGAAGGACTAGGTTATGGTTCTGCTGGCTTTGGTAACCACGTAGGTGGTATGGCAATGGACGTAGCCAGAGTTGATTGTTCAGCTTGTTCAGACATCAAAGGACAAGGTGGATGGATTAACGGTGGCAACTCTAGTGCAACTAACCGTATGCATTTTCCAAGTGAAGTTATGTATACTGGTTGGGATTCAGGTCAAAGCGGTAGAGGAAATTCAGCAGCTTCGGGAGAACTTAGAGGTTATTTTGAATGGGGATCCGACTATCGATATGTAACTTGGTCAAACTCAACATGGTCTGGTACCGGTGTTTGGGGTGGTTGGGGTAAAGACTTCCATTGTAAAATACAATCAACTAAATGGGGACACCATTATGTTGGTACTGGCAATAA